ACTTTGCAGTAACTGTTACGCCCGCAACCTTAATCAAAGATCAAAATTTTTTCTAATCATTTTCCTGTTAGCTATAAAAAAGCACAACGCCACAGAGTTTTAAAACTCTGTGGCGTTGTGCTGCTCTCAATCGGTCACTTTTTGAAAGTATCCTTATGTGAGCCTGCCTTTTTACCGGGTTTTCCGGCGGAATTTTTGGCGTGCCAAAAGGGATTCGAACCCCCGACCTTTCGCTTAGGAGTAAACCGATAAAACGCTGAAAAACTTAGTATTTATCGACTTTTTTAAATTTTAGTGCAATGCACGCAATTTTATAGCGCTTATGCTTGCTTTTGGGTAGGTTTAAACTCCTTAATCAATGTGTCAATACTGATTATTTTATTCGATTTGCGTTTTGGCAATGATTCGACATAGTGTGTGTAGATGTCGAGAGTAGTTGACGGCTTAGCGTGTCCGAGTTGTTTTTGCACATAGTGTAGTTCGTGTCCTGTGTAGAGCAGATTTGTAGCGCAGGTATGACGGAGCGAATGAGCCGTAAATCTATCAATCACAAACGGTACACCTTTAGGGTCATACTTACTTTTAGGCTGTCTTTCATAGTCCGAAAAATCGCCGTACTTAATATTAAGGTCTGCCATATAGCTGTTCCATAATCGCCGCCACGCTGTATCACTCATCAGAGTACCTTTTGTGGAAGTCACAACAAAATCATCGGGTTTATGCTCAGGTTGTTTCTTTAAAAAATCAATAAGAATTTTCGGAACATCTGTAACAGTACGCACTCCCGAAATAGTTTTTGCTCCTTGCTCAATATGCGCCTTACCTTTGGTCACAAGTTTCTGATGAACATTTATTGTCCGTTCGGTTAGGTTTATATCTCGCCATTGCAAGCCGAGGCATTCGCCAAGTCGCAAGCCTGTAAACATCATTATCATAGCAGGCAACTGCGCACGGTGTTCTGTTGATACCACCCACAATTGCTCCTGTGCTGTCAATGCTCGCCGTTCTGAGGTTTTTGCGTCACGGGGTATCTCTATGTATTGTGCAGGTGAAAATTCGATTACACGGTTTTCTATGGCATAATTGAACACCTGCCTTACTGCACCACGCCAATCACGCAAAGTCTTTTTTGCGGTCGGCTTGCCTGTGTGTGAATTGCAAGCGTATTCGTCAAGAATTATCTGCTGAAAGTCGGATTTGACAAGTTTGTTAATCGGTCGGTCATTCAGGGCAGAGAAGTGGCTTAGATAAATTGAATAGGTTTTGTATTGTCCCTCGGAAAGTATGGATTTTTTGTAAGCAAGCCATAAGCTGACAAGTTTGCCCCATTTCATTCCTGTGTTTAGTACATCCATACCCTTGCCGATTTGTAACTTGATAAGCTGTGCCTTTTCTTCAACCTCTTTGACAGAGTAACCGTTGACGGTTTTATATCTGCGTTTGCCGTCCTCGTCTTTGCCGAGATATACAGACTTCTGATACCGTCCGTCTGCACGCTTTTTAAGTTTTGCTTTTGTCATAATATAATACACTCCTTTTGTTTAAAAAAGGGTGCAAAAATCCCTTGTGCTTTAAATTACTTGAAAAACACAAGGGAATGTGATACAATTATTTTGCGTGTAATCGTATCATCTGCACCCTGTGTGGATGAGTTTCGCTCTGTTCGAGTACCAATCGAGCAGGGCGGATTTTTATTGCTTTATCAACTCATCAACTGTGACATTGAATATTTCTGATAATTTAATCAAAGTTTCAATTGACGGTTGCATTTTACCTTTTTCATAATTAGAAATCGTTGTGCGGCTAAGGCATAATACCTTGCCCAAATATTCTTGAGTGAATTCTTTATTGGTTCTGAGCCTTTTTAAATTATCACCAAAAGCCATTGTTTACACTCCTTTTTTCGCGATTTTTATTTGAATTGTATATACAAACAGATGAAAATCATTATAATAAGAATAGGGGGTGAGTTGTGTGAAAAAATTAAAAAATATATTTAACATAGTAGTATTTAAATATATTTATGTTTCAGTTTTATCTCCTATAATTGTTGTTATTTTCTGTGATATGAAATTTTGTTTCATAGAAAAATTCTTTACTAATAATTCAAATGCAAGTAATTTAGCTGGAATTTCTGGCACTTTTGTAGGATTTTTACTAACAGCGGCAACCGTATATTTAGCGCTACCTTCCGATAGTAAATTCAAAAGTTGGTTTATTAAATATGGTCATCACAAAATATTTATGAAAATTATTTTATTTGGAACAATATTTTTTATGATACCTATTATATCTTGGATTTGCGATACAACTGCTATGAATTATATTGGAATGTATGGCTTTATAGCAGGTAGTCTTGAAGTGTTAGCGGCAATGTATTATCTATATAACCTTATAATCAAAAATTCTTTGTAACCTAACTTAGCTGTTTGCTTGATTATAAAGTAATTGGATTTCTTTTTCAAATGTTTTTTTAATAAAACCTATATTTTCTGTAGGACTGCCATCTATTTCAATTTGAGCACTTCTATAAAGCACCTTTTCTAAAATATCAAAGACCTGTTCGATGCCGTCCTGTGAATCTCCTACAATCTTGTATTTTTTGTATTTCTCACTTTCTGCAGATATTTGCTTCAAAACATCTGGAAAATTTGCACCGGTATGTTTAATTTTTATTTTAAATTCTAATTTACTTACTTCAATAGAATTATCCTCATTATATTGTTGCATAGTTTTAAAAGTGCGTTCTGATTCAGCAGGATTGTATGCCGCCTCAATAGCTTTTACTTTTGAAAACTTCTTAATAGCGTCATCTATGGAATCTACAGTATAGGGGAAAAAGTAAATGTGATAACTTTCCTCAAAGAGAAATTGATTTATAATATCAGTAAATTTTCCTGATTGTTTATTAGATATTATCGAAGTCATACACTTGTTTAAATCAACATAGAAGAACGAGTAATATTCAAATATTACCTTTTGACTATTAAAATCTATTTCTTCAGGTGTATCATTTTTTACAAGTGTTAATTTCATAAATTTATTTGTTGAATCATCTTTTTTAAGAAAAGTCCCAAATATGTAATTGTCATTAAATGAAAGTATTTCAATTCCATATTGATCATCACGCGATTTATATACCCCTGTTTTTGGAAATCTTTTTGAAAACATTTTTCGTAATACATCGGTATCACTATCGCCTCCTGCAAAAAGGGTACACTCGGGGACAGTTTTGAAAAAATAAATTGTCTTTTTTATTGTTTTCAACGACATAAAATTCACTCCCTATATTGACATAATATGATAATATATTATATAATTTTGTTAGGAGTGAAGAAACTGAACACTTTTTATTCCTACTTGACCGCTCATAGTGCCAGCTGCGAGCGGTCTTTTTTTATTATCAAATCAATAAATTATCTCTGTAAAATTCCATTGCTTCAATCATAAATTTATTTGTGACATTAAAATATTCGGCAAGTTCCCACGGTTCTGTTATACCGTTGTGAACCGCTTCTTTCAGCTCGTCCAAAGGGATGAGCTTTTTTATTGTGTGTTTCTTTACTTTTTGTTCCATTTTCCCTTTTACGGTTAATGGAGTTGTGAATAAATAAAAAGCACCTAAATCTATGTGAACTTCTTCGTGAGCAAGCAAAACCGTTTCCTCAGTTGTGGTTTCAATTTTGCTTTTGTCAAGAACTACAATTCCATTTTCATAAGGAAAAGAAAATGCTTTTGCTTTGTCAGTTTTGAAATATTCAACAGTTATCCCTTTTTGTTCACATTCAAAATAAATATCCTCTAAAGTCATTCAATCATTTCCTTTTTGAGATTTCTTAAATTTGATATAGCTGAGTACATCATTTTTAAAATCTTCGCTTTCTCCTTCCATTTCTTGATAAGCAGCATACGAAAGTTCATCAAAATTTGTTTTTGGAAGAGGGGAAGAAACCTTTCTTGCAACATCTTCAACTAACTTTTCAATCTGCTCATGCTGTTTCTTTTCTTCTTCGATTTCCTGCTCAGTCATAAGCCTTTCAACAGGAACACCGAGATAATTGGCTATTTTAAGGCGAGTTTGGTATTTAGGTAAAACACCGTTTTTCCAATTGCGTATAGAACCTTTACTCAAACCAACTGCAACCAAAACCGCAGTAACCGTTGTACCGTTCTCTTTACATATTGAATCCAATAAATCAAAGAACACAAAAATGCACCTCTACTTTTGTGCACTTTTCACGAAGTTCACATAAATGCACTTAAATTTCAAAAATGCACTTGCAAAGTACACTTTTATGCACTATAATAAACTTGTCAAGACGATGTGGGGACATTAACTTGACGAAAATAGGTGTGTGAATGTGCACCAACTTTGTAATCTAATTTTTTTAACTGATTAAATTATAAAGGTATAGTGCACATTTGTCAACCTAAATTATCAATAAAAAAGGAGGTAATAAATTGTGGATTTTTACAAAATTGTGTCAGATATATGCGATAAAAGAAATATAACACTTTGTTCGTTACTCTCTCAATTAGAAATGAGCAAAGCTAACATCCGAAACTGGCGTAATGGCGTTATTCCTAAAATTTCAGTAAGACAGAAAATTGCTGAAATTACAGATACACCGGTTGAAAACTTACTGACGAATGAAGAAAAGTCAGTTGTCAACGAAATTCTTAAAAAGAACAGTAGGTAATACCACACAACCGCAGTCCCATTAAAAGGACTTAGCTGAAAAGAGGTGAAGAAAGACGGAAGTAATAATAATTTTAGGACTGCTAATGTTTTGCACAGCTTTTGTTTCAGCAGTATTAGCAATAAAAATAGTAGCCTCCCATTTGTATAAAACAATAGACAGCTACCTTGATAAGCACGACGCTCAAATTATGGATCTGATTAAGTGGGCAAAGGAGAATGAAAATTGAACAAGTTTTTAATGTTTGTAGTGTTTATTCTCAACGCAATTATCTTACTTCTGCTGATTACAGCAATGCTTATCAAAGCAGGAGTTATCCGTTAAATTCAGCAACAAAACAACATTTATTTTTAGGAGGAGTTCATATGTTAAACGATAAAGGTCAGATAGTAATTTTTGCAGACAAGTCAACGGCAGGTTCTAATGTGGTTTCTGCCTGCGTATCAGATGAAACCGTTAAGCTCCTTACCGAGATTTGCAACAGAACCGGCAAGAAAATGTCAAGCGTTGTTCGTACTTTGATCGAGGACAGCTTGACCTTGGTTAAGATTGTGGGTGATTGATGTGGACAAGCTCGTTATTCTCAGACAAAATCACCTTGTTACGATTGATCTCGATGATGATACGATGAACAAGTTGTTGACACTGCGTCAGGATGCAGGGCGTACTGTGCCTTACATCATAGCTGAGTGCATTAAGTTCGCACTTCCAAGAATTGAAGTAAAGTAGGAGGTGTACATATGCCGAGAGAAAGACCAATAGTCAACTGGGATGAAGTGCCTGTGATAATTGATGTGCCGTATGTGGCACGATTGCTTGCGCTTAATGTTGATTACACAACGCGGCTTGCACAAAGGGGCGTTCTTCCTGCCCACAAAATCGGAAAGCTTTGGCGATTTGATAAGGAAGAAATCAGACAATACATAAAGGAGCATTAAAAATGGCATTTAAAGATTTAGAAACAAAAAGGTCACTTAGAAAAAAGTACCATGACAGCAAAGACCAGCTTAAATACACGCAAAAAAGTCTTGCAAGCACCGAGCAGGAGCGTGACATTGCGAACAGCCGTCTTGAAAAAACAAAAGCAAAGCTTAACAAGGTGACAGCCTTATATGTTGCCGAAAGAGCGAAAAACGCAGAACTTGCCCGCAAGCTCAAAGCCCTTGAAACGCCTGAATCCGAAGCATTCAATTTTGAATGTATGGGTGTTTCAAATGTCAACTAAAAAAGAAAAATCCGCTGAAGCTCTGCAAAGCCTCAACGGATAAAGAAAAATACCTTAATTAAATGATAGACAATTTTAAGCGAATTGTCAAGGAGGACTTTAATATGTCAGTAAAAATATCAGCTTTTGAAATCGAAAATGTAAAAAGAGTAAAGGCGGTTGCTTATGAACCGACCGAAAACGGACTTACCGTGTTGGGCGGTAAAAACGGACAGGGCAAGACGTCTGTTCTTGACGCAATTGCGTGGGCTCTCGGCGGTAATCGTTTCGCTCCGTCTGCTCCGTACCGTGAGGGTTCAACAATTCCGCCACATCTCAAAATCAAGCTCTCAAACGGTATTGTTGTGGAGCGTAGCGGTAAGAACAGCAGTCTTAAAGTAATTGACACCGCAGGCAACAAAGGCGGACAGGCTTTGCTTGACGCATTTGTCAGTAACTTTGCTCTTGACCTGCCGAAATTTATGAATGCAACCGGCAAGGAAAAGGCTGACACGCTCCTGCAGATTATCGGTGTAGGCAACAGAGTTTACGAGCTTGAAACGCAGGAAACACAGGTGTATAACGAGCGCCGTGCTATCGGTCAGATTGCAGACCAAAAGAAAAAGTTCGCCGCCGAAATGCCCGAATACGAAGGCGTGCCGAATGAACCTGTGTCAGCTTCGGAGCTTATCAATAAACAACAGGAAATTCTTGCACGCAACGGTGAAAATAACCGCCTGAGAGCAGAAAAAGATAACCTTGAAAGCCGTGCCAACAATTTGCAGAGCGAAATCAACAGGCTTAACGAGGATTTGAGAAAATACAATTCCGAACTTACAAAAGTGCTTGCACAGCTTGAACGGAGCAGAAAGACCGTTGCCGAACTGCACGATGAAAGCACGGCAGAGCTTGAAAGAAACATTACCGAGATTGATGAAATTAACCGCAAAGTCAGAGCCAACCTCGATAAAGCGAAAGCTGATGAGGACGCAAAGGAATATTACGGCAAGTATGCCGATATGACGGCACAGCTTGAAGAAATCCGCAAAACTAAATATGACTTACTCAATAACGCGAACTTGCCCCTTGACGGCTTATCGGTTGAAAAGGGCGAGCTTACATATAACGGTTTTAAGTGGGACAACATGAGCGGTTCGGAACAGCTTCGTGTCGCTACGGCAATTGTTCGCAAACTCAATCCTGAATGCGGATTTGTCCTGCTTGACAAGCTCGAACAAATGGATACCGACATACTCAAAGACTTTGCAAAATGGCTTGAATCAGAGGGATTGCAGGCTATTGCAACAAGAGTTTCAAACGGCGATGAATGTTCAATAATCATTGAGGACGGCTATATTAAGTCCGAAACAACCACACCTGTTACAACACCGACTTGGACAGAAGGAGAGTTTTAATTATGGCTACAAGAACTACAGCTAAAACAACAGCAAAAACAAATACAAATGAATGTGTAATCAAATGCAATCCGCACAGAGAGCTTGCCTGCGGTTATACCAAGGTCAAGATTATGCCTGAAAACTATTCAAGAATTGTTTTGATTGCAGGTATGACAGGCAAGTCAATACAGGATTTGACAAACGAACTGCTCAACTACGCAATCGACTATGTTGTCATTGATGTTGACGGCAATAAAATCAATTTTTCAGATGTACAGGGGGTAAGATAATGAACATCACAAGAGGTAAAATCAAGTCGGCTCAAAAGGTTGTAATTTACGGTCCCGAGGGTATCGGCAAGTCAACTTTTGCTTCGCAGTTTCCGAATCCTCTGTTTATCGACACGGAGGGCAGCACAAAAAACCTTGATGTTGCGAGAATGGATAAGCCGACATCGTGGACCATGCTAAAGAGTCAGCTTGAATATATCAAAAGCAATCCGACTGTATGCAAGACGGTTGTTATTGATACAATCGACTGGGCAGAACAGCTTTGCATTGATGACATCTGTGCAAAGTACGGCAAGAAAGGCATTGAAGATTTCGGCTACGGAAACGGATATGTTTACGAAAAAGAGGAGTTCGGCAGATTTTTGAACAGCCTTGAAGATTTGATTGACAGAGGTATCAATGTTGTGCTTACCGCACACGCACAGCTCCGCAAGTTTTCACAGCCTGATGAAATCGGCGAGTATGACCGTTGGGAGCTAAAACTCGGCAAAAAGACTGCTTCACAGATTTCTCCGCTTGTAAAAGAATGGGCGGATATGGTGCTTTTCGCAAACTATAAAACAGTAGCGGTAGCAACCGACAAAGACGGCAGAAAGTACAAAGCGCAAGGCGGAGGAAGAGTAATGTATACGCTTCATCATCCCTGCTGGGACGCAAAGAATCGTCACGGACTGCCCGAAGAAATGGACTTTAGCTATGCAGGCATTGCCCATATTTTTAATGATGTCGCACCTGCAAATAACGCTTCTGCTCCGCAGAATCCGATACCTCAGCCGCCTAAGGCAGAGCCTGTGACACAGCCTGTACCACAAACTACGCAAATTGAAAAAACTCCCGAATCTGTACCGCTGCCAACACCTCAGATACAGAATGATAAATCTGTCAATATTCCCGAGGGCATACCAAAAGCTCTTGCCGACCTTATGAGAGCTAACGGAGTTGACGAAAGCGAAATCAGACAGGCGGTGTTTACACAGGGACACTACCCTTACGATACACCAATCACAAACTATGACCCACGATTTATTAACGGTTGCCTTGTGGGAGCGTGGAATAAGGTATTCGAAGTGATACAGAGCAACCGTGACTTACCGTTTTAATAAGAAAGGAAGATGTATAAATGGATAGAGAATTTGGTTGGAACGACGAAATAACCGAAGAGGGCGGAAATTATGAACCGCTCCCCGAGGGTGATTATGATTTTACAGTAGCAAAGGTTGAGCGTGCTCGCTCACAGGGTAAAGGTAAACTGCCACCATGCAATATGGCAAAAGTGACTTTTGATGTGTGGGGAGCAGATGACAAGCGAGAAATTACAGTTAATTTCGTACTGCACTCCTCGCTTGAATGGAAACTGTCACAGCTCTTTTTGTCCGTGTCAATGAAAAAACACGGCGAACCGCTCCGTATGGACTGGACAGGCATTATCGGTAAAAAAGGTAAATGTCAGGTTATCATCCGCAAATATGTGAAGAATGACGGCACAGAGGGCGTAACAAATGACATCAAGTATTTTTATGCCTACGATGAGCAGGTGACAACGATATCGCCTGCCGTAGCACAGTCTGCACCTCAGCAGTATGTACAGCCTACATATCCGCCGCAGTACAATACACAGCCTGCAACGCCAAATACTGCGATGCCGAATAACTGGACACCGGGTAGCTTTTAATGCAACTTCGACCGTATCAGAATGAAGCAAAGAAAGCCGTTTTCTCCGAGTGGGAAAGCGGCAATTTAAAAACATTACTTGTCTTGCCTACAGGCTGTGGCAAGACGATAGTTTTTGCAAAAATCACCGAAGAATGTGTCCGTCGAGGTGACAGGGTGCTGATACTTGCCCACCGTGGAGAATTGCTCGACCAAGCGGCGGACAAAATTCAAAAAGCAACAGGGCTTAATTCGTCAGTCGAAAAAGCCGAGCAAAGTTGCATAGGTTCGTGGAACAGGGTTGTTGTAGGCTCTGTGCAGACGCTTATGCGTGAGAAAAGGCTGTCAAATTTTGACAGCGATTATTTTGACACAATCATCATTGATGAAGCACATCACTCAATCAGCGACAGCTATCAGCGTGTGCTTGAGCATTTTGACAATGCAAAAGTGTTGGGTGTTACAGCAACACCCGACCGAGGAGATATGAAAAATTTAGGAACAGTATTTGATTCGCTTGCGTATGAGTACACACTCCCTAAGGCTATCAAAGAGGGGTATCTGTCACCGATTAAAGCCGTAACAATACCGCTTACACTTGACCTTTCGAGAGTTGCCACACAGGCAGGAGATTTTAAAGCAAGCGACATTGACACGGCACTTGATCCGTATCTTTATCAGATTGCCGAGGAAATGAAAAAATACTGTAAGAACCGTAAAACTGTTGTGTTTTTACCACTTGTAAAAACATCGCAGAAATTTAAAGACATTTTGAACGAAAAAGGCTTTAAAGCGGCAGAGGTAAACGGTAACAGTGAGGACAGAACAGAGATATTGCAGGACTTTGAAAACGATAAATACAATGTCTTGTGTAACTCAATGCTTTTAACCGAGGGTTGGGACTGCCCAAGTGTTGACTGCGTTGTTGTTTTAAGGCCCACAAAGGTTCGGGGGCTTTACTGCCAAATGGTCGGCAGAGGTACAAGACTTGCTCCAAACAAGACGGAGCTTTTGCTACTCGACTTTTTGTGGCACACCGAAAGACACGAACTTTGCAGACCTGCACATCTCATTTGCGACAATGAAGAAGTCGCACAAAAAATGACAGAAAACTTATCAGAACAGGCAGGCTGTCCGATTGACATTGAAGAAGCGGAGGAAAAAGCAAGTGAAGATGTTGTTGCTCAGCGTGAAGAGGCGCTTGCAAATCAGCTTGCGGAAATGCGAACACGCAAACGCAAACTTGTAGATCCGTTGCAGTACGAAATGTCAATTCAGGCGCAGGACCTTGCAGGATATGTTCCGGCATTCGGCTGGGAGTGTTCTCCGCCTACAGACAAACAGAAAGCAAAACTTGAAAAGCTCGGAATATTCCCCGATGAAATCCAGAGTGCCGGCAAAGCAAAACTTATTCTTGACAGGCTCGAAAAGCGAAGAATTGAGGGCTTAACCACACCTAAACAAATCCGTATGCTTGAAAGCAGAGGTTTTCAGCACGTGGGCAAATGGCAGTTTGACGAAGCGTCAGCTTTGATTTCAAGGATTGCCGCAAACGGTTGGAGAACTCCGAAAAACATTAACCCGAAAACATATGTACCGCAAAGCGAGGTGAATACGGTTGGACTTACTTAATGCACTTGAATACATCAGTCCGTCAGAGCTCGACTACCAAGACTGGGTAAATGTCGGAATGGCACTCAAACAAGAGGGGTACAGCGTAAGGGACTGGGACGATTGGAGCAGAGCAGACAGCCGATATCACAACGGTGAGTGTGAAAAGAAATGGCAGAGCTTTAACGGCTCTGCCTCACCTGTCACAGCAGGCACGATAGTCCAAATGGCAAAAGACAGGGGTATGACTTTCCGTGAATCGAAAGAACTCGGCTGGAATGATGAAATTGCTTTTGAACAGGGCGATATCGGAGTAACAGCTTGTGAGGGTGTAAAGTTTCACGAGCCTGCAAACTGGAATCCTGTGAATGAAATTGTAACCTACCTTGAAACCCTCTTTGACAGCTCCGAAAATGTCGGCTATGTAACCGAAACTTATAAAAAAAATGACAACGGCAAGGTTAAATATTCGCCAACACAAGGCAGTTGTGACCGTACGGCAGGTGAGCTTATTGCCGCCCTCAACAATTGTGACGGTGATATTTCAAATGTATTCGGCGATTACAAACCCGAGGCAGGAGCGTGGATAAGGTTTAATCCGTTGGACGGTAAGGGTGTTAAAAACGAGAATGTAACCGATTATCGTTACGCTCTGGTGGAATCTGACTGTATGGCTCTTGAAGAACAAAATGCAATCATCAGAGAGCTTGAGCTGCCTGTTGCGGTGCTTGTTTATTCGGGCGGAAAATCAGTCCACGCTATTGTTAAGATTGATGCCGCAAACTATGACGAATACCGCAAAAGGGTTGATTATCTCTACAATGTATGCCATAAAAACGGCTTTGAAATCGACAAGCAGAACCGCAATCCGTCAAGATTGAGCCGTATGCCCGGTGTTATCCGCGACGGCAAAAAGCAGTTTATCATTGACACCAATATCGGTAAATCCGATTTTGCCGAGTGGAAAGACTGGGTGGAAAGTATCAACGATGACTTGCCCGACCTTGACAACCTCGCAGATTTTTTTGAAAATCCTCCCGAACTTGCTCCGCCTCTGATTGAGGGAGTATTGCGACAGGGGCATAAAATGCTCCTCGGCGGACCCTCAAAAGCAGGTAAGTCATTTGGTCTTATCGAATTGTGTATTGCAATTGCCGAGGGAACAGAATGGTTCGGCTTTAAGTGTGCGCAGGGCAATGTCTTGTATGTGAATCTTGAACTTGACCGTGCGTCCTGTTTTCACAGATTCAAGGACGTATACGAAGCACTTGGACTTGAACCAAAGAACTTAAACAGAATTGATATTTGGAACTTGCGTGGCAAGTCCGTGCCTATGGATAAGTTAGCGCCTATGCTCATACGCAGAGCTTTAAAAGGCAACTTTATAGCTGTTGTGATTGACCCGATATACAAGGTTATTACAGGCGATGAGAACAGTGCTGACCAAATGGCACACTTTTGCAATCAGTTTGATAAGGTGTGTACCGAAATCGGTTGTGCGGTAATCTACTGTCACCACCATTCAAAAGGTGCTCAGGGCGGAAAAAAGTCAATGGACAGAGTTTCGGGCTCGGGTGTTTTCGCTCGTGACCCCGACGCACTTCTTGACCTTACAAGACTTGAAATTAGCGATGATTTGATGAAACAGCAAAAGGATGAAAGAACCTGTAAAATCTGCAAAGACTGGATAGGTCGTTTCAACAAAATCAGTGAAGTGTGTTCGCAGGACGATTTGGTAATGGCAAATAATATGATTGACATCGCACGCAAAACGCTTCCTGAACAGTCTTTTAAGCTGATGATGTCAGATGTTGCCCGTGCCGAAAAAACCGTAAAAGGGATGTCAGCGTGGAGAATAGAGGGTACTCTGCGAGAGTTTCCGGCATTTGATGCACTTAACCTTTGGTTTGATTATCCGATACACAAATCAGATACAACAGGTGTGTTGAAAGACTGTAATTTTGAGGGCGATTTTAACATCAAAGGCTCGCCCTACAAAAAGAATTTTAGCAAGAAAAAAAGTGAATCGGAACGCAAAAAAGAACGCTCAGAATCTATTATGACAGCGTTTACTGCAGAAGAAAATAACGGTCAGGCAGATATAAATGACATTGCTACATATCTTGGAGTTACCGAAAAAACAGTCCGAAATCGACTAAAAGAACACGGCGGATTTTGGATTGACGGCGGTAAAACGGGATTGAGGGAAAAGGAAAAAGTCGAATAATTTTTCCCTTTCCGTCAAATTTGGAAGGAAAATTTTATCGGGAATTTCCCTTTCCGTGAGGGAAAATAGGGAAAATTTCCCGAGATTTTCCTTTTCTAAAAATGACGGAAAATGACTTTTTTCTCGAAATTTTCCGAGGGAAAGAAAAAACCTATATATATATTCTATATATATAGGAGTATTTCCGTTCCCTAAGGTCACAGGGGTGAAGTAGTTGTGCGAAGCTTACGCACAACAACTCCTTCCCCTGACCTGTGACTAAAAGCAAAATTTTAAAGTTAAGAAAGGAATGGTAAAAAATGGCAAAATGCAAATCGACTTCAAAAGATAAAAGATTGAAAATTGCTAAGGGAATGCCACCTTTGAGGCGAAAACTTCCAAATAAAAGTTACAGTTACAAAAACGATCAGGTAATGGATTGGATTTCTAAGCGACCGGCATTGATTGATTATGTGTTGGATAAGTTAGTAGCTAACGGATACATAGTTTATGACCCGAAATTAAAGTTGTGGTATGGAGTTGATTATTTTGAAGAAAATGAAGACTGAATTTTTTATGGCGATGATACCGCCGACCGTAACTGCACAGGAACATAAGGTTATGGTAAAAAACGGCAAACCTGTTTTTTACAATCCGCCCGAGGTGAAACAGGCAAGAGAAAAGCTCACATCACATTTGGCAAAGTTTAAACCGTCAGAACCGTACAAGTCGGGTGTCAGGTTGATAACAAAGTGGTGCTTCCCTCGCGGTAAACATCAGGACGGCGAATATCGTACAACAAAGCCCGACACAGACAATTTGCAAAAAATGCTAAAAGACTGTATGACCGCTCTCGGATTTTGGTCTGATGACGCACTTGTTGCAAGTGAGATATGTGAAAAGTTTTGGGCAGAGGTTTCGGGTATTTACATCAAGGTGGAAATGCTGTGAATATCTCGGAAGTTAAACGCAACCTTGAAAGAACCGTGCTGTACAACGGTGCAGAATACGTTCTGAAAGGCTGTATCATCAGACGGAATACAACGGGTCGGTTTTACTATCAGGTAGAGCTTATGGACACCAAAGCCAAAAGCTCGTTGATTGTAACTGCACTTGATAAGATTGACGAAAGGAGAGAAAGCATTGAAAGCGAGAATACCGCCTAAGATTCCGAAACAGCTTAAACAGGAAGCTGAACGGATTGCAAAAAGCGCATATGAACAGATCCGAGAGAAAGAAAACAAAGACATCACACGCAGAGTATTTAAAACAATGCTGTATGCCTTGTATAAGGATTTCGGCTTTGGTCGTGACAGATGTGCGAAAGCTTTGAGGTCGATGACCGAGATAGTCGAACACTCCGACACTGACGAAGTGTTTTGGGAGCATATCGACAGGGTTGTCATCGACAAGCTGAAACTTGAATTTGACAAACGGGACTATACCGACAATGGAAAAGTTGTTAATTTTGAAGGAGAATGATAGCAAATGAAATACTATGAAATTAACGAAACCGCCGCAAGACAAGCCCGTGAATGTTGGTCTTTTAGAGATTATCAGCACGGCAGTAAAACAGCAGAATATAAAGCAAAAGTTGACGAGTGTTACAGTCTTGTTGATAAGTTACCCGACGACTTGAAAGAAAAAGGGACGACAATGGCAGACAGATACGCCCGTCGCCTTGCTGAATGGTATAACAAGCAATTCAGAATTGAAATGATGTGTCCGTCCGTGATGATTAGTGGCGGTAGTAATTTCCCCGTAAGAAAGAAAGAAAAGCAGAACGCCGCACGAGATAAGCACTATCAATTATATAATGAAATCCAGAAGATACCTAATAAGATTAAAACACTTGTGAATGGTACTAATATCATTAAATCGGGTGACGCAGATGCCATAGAGCAGTTGCGGAATAAACTTGCAAAAGCCGAAGCATTGCAGACAGAAATGAAAGCTACAAACGCCTATTATCGTAAGCACAAAACAATGAAAGGCTATAAAGATTATACAGATGAAAGAGCCACAGAGCTTGACAAGGCTATCAAAGAAAGTATGTACGGCGTACCATTCCCGCCGTATGCGTTGACAAACAACAATGCAAAAATTAAAAACACTCGGAAAAGAATTGCCGAACTTGAAAGACTGAAAGAAACGGCTACAGAACAGACGAATGAAACATATAATACAGATTTATTTGAGGTTATTGAAAATGCTGATATTATGCGTTTACAGCTTAGATTTGACGGTAAGCCTGATGCAGATACAAGAACCGTTCTGAAACAAAACGGATTTCGATGGTCGCCATCTAACGGTGTATGGCAAAGACAACTTACTGACAACGCAAATTTTGCGTTGGAGAGAGTGATTAAAGAATTGAAAGTGAGGTAGAAGAATGAAAGGTATTAAAAATATCACCGTTAATTACGATAACGGCGAAATAGAAACCTTAAATAAAGGTGTAGTTGTTGGTTTTGATGAAATCGACAACGAAGAAGAAACTATCAAGGTCAGCTATCGTATGTGCGATATTAAAGGCAATGATTTGTATTTGATTGTAAACGCTGTTATTGCGTTGGCACAGAAACTTGGTATGCTTGACGAGGAGGAGCGTGATACGGATTGACGGTTAAAGATTATTTATATTCGGTCAGGGTTTCGGATAAGCTGATCAGAACGAAAGAACACGAGCTGTCGAAACTTAGGCTGAATATTGCACAGGTATCAGTTAAGCAGAACGAGCCTGTTAAGACATCAGGAGTGAATGACCCTATGCGGATTGTGGACAGGATTGCAGACCTTCAGGCTGAAATCAATCGGGAAATTGACAATCTTGTGCGGTTGAAAACTGAAATCCGCAGTAAAATCAACGCACTTGACGATTACCGTTACATTGCAATTTTGACTGAGTATTACATAAATTGTCAGAGGTGGGAGGATATTGCCGAAAGTATGGAAATGAGCGTAAGGCATACCCTGAGATTGCACGGCGAAGCGTTACAGGCGTTCCGAAAAAAGTTTGATTTCTCGTAAAATTATTTTGAAATGTCATTGAATGTCACTCTTACCCTGCGTATAATGGTATTATGAAAGTTTGACAAACAGGACATATGTAGAACTCTTCTAAGATAAAAAATCGCACAGACCGCTCTCGTTTGAGGGCGGTTTTGTGTTGTGAGGTGAAATTGATGTATAAAGACAAATGCGGTACAGGTTACGAAAATAGCACAAGAGCGATTTTTCAGGGTGCAGGAGAATATGACATCCCGATTATTGAGCCTACAAAAATTACAGAAAACAACTTTATCGGATTTAATGAAGTTTTGGGCAGTAAGCAGAACAACTGCGGTGTGCATTTCTTTTTGGACGATTACCAGTTCCAAAGATTATGGAATACACCCGACAGGTATATTGAGAGTCTACAAAAATTCAGTTGTGTATTATCGCCTGATTTCAGTCTTTACGCTGATTATCCAAAAGCGTTACAGATTTATAACCACTATCGCAAGCATTGGATAGGTGCATATTTACAACTCTACGGCATTGAGGTAATACCTACAATTTGTTGGAGTGATGAAAAGAGTTTTGAATGGTGTTTTGACGGCGAACCTATTGGCGGTACTGTTGCCGTGTCAAGTGTCGGCACACAGAAAAACAAGATTGTCAAAGAACTGTTTTTGAAAGGTTACAAAGAAATGATTGAACGCTTACAGCCTGAAACAATTATCTTCTACGGCAGAGTCCCCGAAGAATGTAAGGGAAACATCATCAACATCAAATCGTTTCAGGAAAAATTCAAAAGGGTGTTATAATGGGCGGAAGAGGCTCTTCAAGCGGTATAAGTGATAGGGGCAAGAAGTACGGTACAGAATATCACACAGTTGCTCAATTTGGTGAAATAAAAGTAATTCGTATGAATGGTAATACTTCGATAAAAGCTCCTATGGAAACTATGACAAAAAATAGAGTGTATGCTACTCTTGACAAACAGAGCAACATCAAAAGTGTTACTTTTTATGACAACTACGGCGAAAGAATAAAACAAATTGACGTTAAAGGTAGACCTCATAATGGAATGATGCCACATACCCATTTGGGCTATGAACATAATGAAATTGGAGATCGTCAATTGACTGATAAAGAACAGAAATATGTAAGTGTATTATTGAATAAATGGGAAAGAAAAAGAAAACACTTGAATATTTAGAAATTTATTGATATAATATTATAAACGCAGGGGATAGTTTAAATAGGAAAACAGTTTTTACAGATTCCGGTGCAACTCCGGAAACCTGTGTTTAAAGACAGTACAGAAATGTGCTGTCTTTTCTTTTGCTGATTTTTAGAAAGGGCGGTGATACCGTGAAAGACAAATTAAATGCAAGACAGAGGAAGTTTGCGGAATATTATGCGCAGAGCGGTAACACCGTTCAGAGTGCTATACAGGCAGGATATTCAGAAAATTACGCAAACGCAAGAGCGTATGAATTGTTGGAGAATGTTGGAGTTTCAAAATACATCAAGGAGCTTTCCGATAAGCTCAAGGACGAGCGCATTATGAGTGCAAAGGACAGACAGGTTGCTTTGTCCGACATTGCAAGGAATGACGGGCAGGACACCTCCGACAGAATCAGGGCGATTGACACGCTCAACAAGATGACGGGCGAATACACCGTTAAGGTTGACGCAAAGGTTGAGCAATCCGAAAAGCTATCCGATGTGTTCAGACAGTTAGGCGGTGAGGGCTTGAGTGAGTAGCTTTCCTTTGTCACAAAAATACATTGACTTCATCAACACAACGAATGTGTCAGCTGAATTTCTTGAAGGCACGACAGCCTCGGGAAAAACAACAGTCGGGGCAGGCGTAAAGTTTATGCGAATGGTGTCGCAAAGTAAAAAGAAGATACACGCAATTGCCGCCAAAACTACGGGCAAGGCTGAGGAAACTATAATCCAACAGGACAACGGTATTCTCGACTTGCACCGCAACGCTGTCTATTGTGGTAACGGCGACAAGGATTACAAGCTGCCGCATATCAAGTTTGAGGGCAAAATCATCTATATTCTCGGTTACAGCAGTCGGGATAAATGGGAAATGGTTCTCGGTGCGCAGTTTGGGTGCGTTTATATTGACGAAATCAACACCGCCGATATCGAGTTTATCCGAGAGAT